TGTCGCCTGCGTGCGGCGATACGCTCAAACTAGGAGCGGCGGGGCGGCGACCGTAGGGGGTGTTAGCCCTCGGTCACGGTCCTGAGATCTGGCCCCGCCACTGCTGGGCGAGCTTCGGCAACTTGGCGGCCAAACCCTTTCGCATGAACCGCCCTGGCGGCACCTTGCCGTCGCTGGAAGCCAAGTCCATAGTCTTGCGACGCCGCGTGTGGGCCGGGTCGATCCAGACGCCGACGTATGCCGCTTGCGCTGCGTACCACCCACGATTTTTCCGGCGGCGACCGGACGCGCCCAACAGGCTGGCCGGTGGCGGGTTTTGTTCGAGAATCCGATTCGGCCGCTTTGGGTTCGTTGGGTAGCGACCGACAAGCCGGAGCACTCGCCTGGCGGACCCGCCAAACTCCTGCAATTTGTTGAGCCACGTTGCGGCGTCGGTCGGGCCGATCACCACAGACTCGCGGCGGTTGTCGACCGCGTAGCGAATGAGCGTCCGCAGGAAGCCCGTCCGCGTCGCACCTCGCCCGCGAGGGTTCTTCCAGCTTGTGATCCGGCCTGCGATTGGCGGGCGGAAGTCCATCGCCAGCACGTTTTCGCCGTCCTTTTTTCCGACGAGCGTCCACTTCGGCTTGGTCTTCACGTTGCGGTGCGAAAACTGCTTCTTCGACGATTGGCGGACGATGGTGCCTGCCCGGTCGAGGGCTTTGAGGTTTCCGCTCTTCACCTTCTTTTTGACGTGGGCGAAATTCATCTTCGCCTTGAAGCGAAAGGCGGGCGGGACTAGGTTGCCCTTGCCGCTGAGTGCCTGCCCGACTCCAGAGAGTCCAGCCATGCGTCACTCCACCGGGAGATTATCGCTCTCAAGCACCCGGTAGGTAGCCGTGATGACTGCCCGCCAGACGTTGCGGTCGTTGAGAGCGTCGTCTGGGTTGATTTCGATATTCGAGCTCTCGGGGCTCGTGACGCCACCGGGCCAGTCGTCCGCGTCGACCCACTGATGCGCCCGGATCTGGAGCAGCACCTCGCCGGCCAGGTCGATCATCTGGTCGACCTCCTGGTCGGTCGAGACGTGGCGACCGATGAAGACGTGGGCCGTGTAGTCAATCTGGCTCTGTTGACGGCCGATGCGCTGCACGTCGGCGTTGCCCGGCGTGACGTAAATCACTGGGTTCGCCATGCCCTCGATGTCGACCGTGACCCAGTTCTTTCGCTCGATCGTGATCGGCGAAAGTTCCCACGACACGGTATTGAGGCTGGCCGCAAGAGCGTCGGCAATTTCGCGAAGGTAGGACGGCATTGGCCTGCTCGGGAACCGTTGGGGGATTCCCTAGCAGAATGGCACGGCCGGCGGTCGCGAGTGAGGGGGTGGCGGCCGTCTCTCGCCGCAATAGCGCAACTCAGGCGGGAGGCTCTGGCAGCGGCATCCAGTGGGTTGGGGTCCAGGCGTTGTCGATGTCTTCGTGGATAAACTCATTTGGTCTGCTGTGCCACCACGCAACAGCAACGTACTCCCCGCGTGCCACTAGGCATTGCTCTTTATCTCCTGGCAGTCGCTCGCCCACCGGAATCCAGCGTGGCAGCAGTTCGTCCAGGGCTTCGATGATCGACTCGTCGGAGCCGCTGCGGATTCTGATGAGTAGGTCTTTCATGTGGCCCATCACGACTCTCCCTTCGCTCAATAGTGTCGCGGGCCGAAACATATCGGTTTCGATATGTTTCCCAAACGCCACTAGTGCAACAGTTCCGTCAGCTCGGCAGCGATCATCCGGCGCACCGCCTCCAGTTCGCTGCGAGCCTCGTCTCCGATCTCGCCGTGCTTGATCCTTCCGCGACAGTGCTGGTCGATCCGCTCTAGGTCGATTAGGGCATCCTTGCCAGCCAGGGCGTAGCGATGCTCGCGGGCGTCGGCCTCGTCGCTCAGGTCGAATCGTAGCGTGGCGATCATGCGTTCAGCCTACGGGCATCTGCAAATCTGGCAATGCGATTTCCGGCCGTCTTCTGGTGCAGTAGCGCACTCACGCCACCTCTGCATCGAACAGCGTCGCCTGCGTGTCCTCTCGGAATATCCGCTGCTCCCGCTGGTATCGCTTGATGACCAGTTCGAGCGTCTCGCCGTAGGTCAGCCAGGGCAGGTCGCGCCGCAACTGCATGGCATCCCGCCACCAGTTCGTTGAGTCCATGCTGTCGATCCGTCGAACGTGGGAGTAGGCCCGCAGAGCCCACCCGTGAACGTGCATGTCCTCTGGCACGTTGTCGCAGACCCAGCGGACGAACCGCTCTTTGCCTTGGCGGGGCGGGGTCAGCCCGATGCCGATCCAGTTGCCGCGTTCGCGGGCCAGTTGCACGAGGTCGCGGAGTAGCTCTGGCGGGTCGCTGTCGTGGATAGTGGGGAAGCCCAGCGGCATGGCCTCGTAGTTGGCGAGGCTCTTGCGCCAATCGCCGGAAATGTCATCCAGGCCCGCGATGGCATCGGCATGGCCGACCCAGCGGGCCGCCCATTCGCCATAGGCCACGATGTCCACGGGCTTGCCGGTCGTGAAGGCTGAATAGGCTCCGCTGTCGATGAGCAGTCGCCGGAAGGTGTGCTGGTAGCCGTCCAGCCAAGGCGAATAGCAGGCGAACGAGAACAGCACCGGCATCCCGGCGGCGTGCTCGGCCTGCTGCTGCGTGTTGGGGCTGGCGAGGTAGATCACTGGATTAAGTCCTCGTATTCCCAGATGCCTTCGCAAGCCTGCTCAATGTCGGCGAAGATTCGCTCGCAGTGGTGTGTAAGCCACGGGCTGACGGGCTCGCCAGCTCCGAAGGCGAACACCGGCTTTCCGGCCCGGCTGGCAATGGCGATCTCCATAGCCGTTCCCCACGACGGGCGAGACACGTTCGCCAGCACTACATCGCACTCATCAATGTCTTTCAGGTCGCCTCGCACGATGTCGTTTGCGCTGCCCGCCTCGCGGCCACGGTAGTCACGCCGCATTGGGTCAAGCGTCTTGATAGAGCCTCCCATCAGGTGCTTCGCCCGCTCGCGCCACACGCGGCAATCAGCGTCGTCGCACCCGAAGATCGGGCCAGCCAGATAGACGGTCATGCCAGCCCCCAAGACTTGTGATTCTGGGCGCAGAGCGTGTATTCCGGGTGCGTCTTGAGCCACTCCAGGCAGGCCGCCAGCGACCGATCGCCGCCCGCCGCAGGCTGAACGTAGCGGTAGGCAAAATCGGTCTTCGACAGGTCCAGCGTGTCGAGCGAAAGGCCGTTGAGTCCGGGGACGAGCTTCAACTCCGAGCCCGACCGCTGCACGAAATCCGGCGTGTGAGGCGACACGGATAGCCACCACCACTGTTGCTCCACCTTGCGGATGCCGCTGGTGGCGAGGCAGGGCTTGAACTGAGCCGCCCACAGAGCCTTATTCAACTCCGTCAGGTCTTGGTCGGTCGGCTCGCCGCCCGTCACCCAGACGTATTTGGCCCGCTTGTGCTCGTCGCGGAGCCGCTTGCACTTGTCCACGATCCGTTCCACCGTCTCCTCCATGTGGAAACGGTAGTTCGTATCGCAGGTGGGACAGCCGACGCTACACCCGGCAAGCCGGATAAAGATCATCGGCTCGCCCGCGTAATGGCCCTCGCCTTGAATCGTCCAGAAAACTCCTTGCTGCGCCAGCTTGAGCATGGTGACTCCTTTCACCAGCAAGCCTACGCGCGGAGTCAATTCCTGAAATGCCCTCAAACGCCCCGAATTGCGCTAGGTTGTGGGCCTAGCGCAGTTCGTCATCCGGCGGCAACGGCACCGCATCGGTCGGCGTCAGTTTCTCCAGCCACTCGCAGTAGCCATGCCAGTAGCACCCCTCGCCGCAGTCGGTGAGCAGATCGGCCCCGACGAGACTCGTGCCGCCCGTGCCTGCCACCGGCTGAATCTGCCGGTCGTCGTGGGCCGCGTTGAGGGCCGCCAGTTCGTCCAGATGTGCGGTCGCGTCTAGCCAGTTCACGGGATGGCAGCTCCGATGGCGTTGTAGAGGGCCGTGACGCGGCTATCCAAGGAGGCGAGCGTCAGCCCTTCACCGATGCTGTAGAAGGCGAGGCGACCGTCTGCGTACACGCTGGAACCGTTGGCCTTAAATACATGGAATGTTGCATCGTGCGGCGATTGAGATGTTGCGCTCAAATTGTAGTTGGTTCCGCCCAGCCTTCCCGTAAACGAAGATGACCCAGACCGCGACTTGCCGACAAAGCCAGTCGCAGGCGTTGCAACCGCGACGTTTGCAGATCGGGAACGAATTGCAAGATTTGTGGAAGTTGGAATGGCAATGCCAGAACTTCCGGTTGTCCCCGAAACGCCAGCGCCGATGACAGTTGCGGTCGTTGATTGCAACGCAGACATGTATAGCGCTAGGTGCTGATTGTCTTGCGGGTCTGCGTTTCCGGTGCGGTTCGCGTCCAGGTATTTCGTTGTTCCGTTGCCAACCAGACCAGTTTTGCGGTTGTAGTCGCCTGCCACAAAGTTGAAGTTCGTCGGTGCCGCACCGACCAGCGGCACCAGCGCACCAGCGAGCGTCCTCGCGCCCATGAGGACGCAAGACGCTTTGATGGCGGACCAGATGCCGTCTGCCTTGCAGCCCGTTATGAATGCGTTGATGGCATCGCGGACGCCAGACTCCAGCGCAAGGCCGCCATCTGCCATTTCCACCGCAGAGATATAGGTGTTTACGTCAGAGTCGGCATATGACGGCGGCGAATAAAGCGTCACGCCCCACTTCGAAGCTAGGTAACGCTCTACCGTCCCGATCTCGCCCGCCGACAGCACGCGGTCGTAGATGATGTGTTCGCAGATTTTGCCGTTGAGCGGCAGCGACAAGGTGCCGCTGATGTTTCGTATTCCCAGCCAGATTCCGAGTTGATTGCTGCCCGTCGCGAGGGCCGTGCCAGCGAGGCTCGCACCGTCCAGCCTGCCAGTCGATGCGGTGCCGGAGAACGTAATCGCCGTCAGCCTTTGATTGGCAGTCCTCGCACCGCCGGAAACGCCCTGATTCACGCCAGAGGCGACACTCTGGCTGCGATACTCGGCGAATAACGCCGAATACAAAAGGTGCATCCGCAGGTCTGTTAGCCCAGAGCCGGATTGCGTGTGATAGATCGTCTGCGCGAAGCTTGCCACATCAAGCACATGGACATTGAACACCGTGCGGGCGTTGGCTTGCGTGCTGGTGAAAAGGTGATCGTTGGTGCCGTCGAAGTCCACCGCCTGCAAGCCGTTGACTGTCGTTGTGCTTGGCCTGTTTGCTTCTGTTGACTGCGTGAGGTGGAGTCCGTTGCCGGAGAGGTCGCTCCACTGCGACACAAAGCCGCCGGTCAGCGTCACGGAAGATGTTGCGCTGGCGTCGTACCACGCGGCCAGCCCGCTAATGGAGCGTGGGTCGAAGCCGGTGGGCCGGAAGTAGCCGATCTTCGCGGAGAGCATTAGTGATTCTGGCTCGCGGTGCCGTACCAGTTCGTGCCGTCCGAGACGAAGACGAGAATGTCCCGCTTGTTGCTCGTCGCCGTGATCGTGGGCGCGGTGCCGCCAGCCCACAGGACGGAAGTAAACGTCGCGGTGAACGTCCCGCCCTGCGTCAAAATCAACGTGATCGAAGCCCCAGCGGTCGGGCTGGGCATCGTGAACGTGCAATTGCCCGAGAGCGTCACCGTCTGCACGCTGCCGGTGGTCAGGGCCAGCGTCGTAGAGGTGCCGCTGTTGCCCACCGTTTGCGTTTGCTCAAGGACGATGGGGAGGCGGGCGAGGGCAACGGTGCCGGTGAGATTCCCCGCATCCACGGTCGTCGGGATCGGGACGATCTCCCACGCCGAACCCGTCCACGAATAGACGCGCCCGTTCTGCGTGGATTGGTCGCCTACGGTCGGTGAGGAGGGAAACGAGAATGGCATTAGGCTGGCTCCTGCGGCCACGGGATCGGGCCTTCGCCGCTATAGACGCTGGGGAGGTCGCGAAGGGCTTGGCGGTATGCGGCCCAAGCAGTGCGATCAACGGGAGCGTCTGCTACTTGCGTCCAATCACTCGCGGAGAGCCGCTCGTTACGCTGCTCGCGGAGTTCAGCCAGATCGACGCCAGCGTATTTCCATCCCGCAGGCAATTCCGATTGCGGGATCGCCGCGCAGCCATCCGGGGGCGTCCAGCCTTCGGGAACGTCCGCACGAACGAACGTCACGACGCGACCAGCGGCGTTGAGAATTGCGAGAGAATTCATTTACCACACCGTTATGCGTATGTAGCCGTCGCCACCGTTGCCGCCAGCGCCGCTATTGAAACCGTTGGCAGATGCACCGCCGCCAGAGCCACCACCTCCATAAACGCGGCCATCCGCACCAGTTCCGCCTGCGGCGGTTGTGGATGCAGCACCGCCTGTAGAATTAGTGGCTGATTGAAAGTAAAAGCCGCCGCCAGAAGAAAATGCGTTGCCTCCAGAGTAGGCCACGTTTGCCGCGCTAATGCCACCACCGCCAGCGCCTGAAAATGGCGATATTCCAAAGTTGGCACCGTTGTTGGCGGCGTTCGCGGTAATTGACGACGCGCCGCCGTTGCCGCCTTGGTACGTCCTATTGCCGTTAGCGCTAGGAGCACTGCCAGCGCCAGTGCTTGCGGTGCCTCCGCTGCCAGCAGCGCCCTGTACTCCAAGAGCAATTGCAATTCCTGCCATTGCCATCTGCGACAGCCCGCCGCTGGTTCCGTTGTTGCCGGAAGTGTCGTCGGCCGTCACGGCAGCGCCACCCGCGCCGCCAGCGCCTACCGTGATGCTCAACACGGACGAAATCAGCGAACGCGGAATCGTGGTATGCGTGACGTTTGCGCCAGAGCCTCCACCACCGCCAAAGCGCGCCGAACCGGCAGCACCGCGACGGCCAGAGCCGCCACCGCCACCGCCGCCGATGCAGAGGATTTCTAGCATGGTGCAATTCGCTGGCGGCGTCCATGTGTAAACGCCACCGCTGCCGGTGGCGTCGGCTGGGGCCGATGTCCGCGTGAACTCAAACACCGTTCCAGGCAGCACAGCGCCGGTCTTGCCGTTGACGTTCGTTACCGCAGGCGCAAACGTGGAATCGCCACGCAGGTAGGTAGTCGCGTCAGCCGTACCGCTGCCGAGCCTCACCGTGGCAAGCACCCCGCTCGTAATGTCACTGGCCGCATGGCTATGCACTGGCAGATACGCACCCGCAGGGCCGATCTCCGCGTATTGCGATCCCGTCCACTGGTAGGCACGCGAGGCGTCGGTCGCGACGTAGATTTTGGACGCTGATCCGGTCGCGGGAAACTGGGCCGTAGTCTGGAAATCCAGCACCTCCGGCGGGGCAGCGGCAGCGACGGCGCTGGCGAAGTCGGTCACCTGAGATGCGCTATGCGTATGATCGAGCGCACTGGCCCCGATGTCGGCGGGCGTGAGAGCGTCCGAGCCGCCCGTCGAGTGCGAAGCCTTGTGGGCCGCCAGGGCGAGCGAGCCACTCGATGTCGTCAGCCCCGCGCCGATGGACAGAGCGACGGTCTTCGTGCCAGCGTCATAGGTGACGGGAGCCGTCGCGGCAGCCACGCCGCTATCGCCCGTGTCGCCCTTTGATCCAGTGGCTCCCGTCGCTCCAGCGGCCCCGGTCGCGCCGGTGGCACCAGTTGCCCCCGCTGGTCCTTGCGGGCCGGTGTCGCCTTGATCGCCCTTCGGGCCTTGTGGTCCCGTGGCACCTTGCGGGCCTTGCGGTCCAACGTCGCCAGTGTCTCCCTTCGGCCCTTGCGCGCCGGTAGCCCCGGTCGCACCAGTGGCACCCGTCGCGCCGGTCGGGCCTGCGACACCTTGCGGTCCCTGTGGGCCGGTCGGGCCTGCTGGGCCTTGGTCGCCCGCGTCACCCTTTGGCCCTTGTGATCCTGTTGGGCCCGCTGGGCCTGTCGCGCCCGCTGGACCTGCCGGGCCTTGGTCGCCAGTATCGCCTTTCGCGCCCTGCGGGCCGGTGGCACCAGTTGCACCAGTTGCACCTGCGGGACCAGTCGCCCCCTGCGTACCTTGAGGACCGGATGGGCCTTGCGGGCCAGCCGGGCCGGTCGCACCAGGAGCCCCCGCCGGGCCAACCGGACCCTGCGGGCCGGCGACGCCGTTGGCAGCGAAATACGCCCCGATCTGCTGGACGCTCGTTCGCTTCGTGGCGCTGTTGCTCGACACGATGAGCAGGTCGGCCCCTGCAACGGTCGTGACGGCGGGCAATTCGCTGACGCGCTTCTGGAGTGCCATGTGGTCCCTTAGTCGACTGCCAGCGGAATAACGATTTCGTCGCCCTGCTCGGTCACGATAAACGTGATGTCGCGGTCGATCTGCTTCGTGTGAATGCGGAGGATCGTTTGGAACGCATCGGCGTAGTGGAAGATCGGCACGCCACGCGGGGCCGTCACTTCGTACAACGTCGCCACGCCGTCAAGCGTCTCGAAGATGATGTCGCCACGCCTCGGCTCGCCATACGGGAGCTCGTCGGTCTTGACCAAGTAGTCGCGGCTCTCCCAGGCTTCGATCACGCCGTTTTGTCCCTGAGCCTCAAACGTCGAGCGGCTGATCGAGGCGGTCATCTGGGCCGTATTGTTCCCCCGCCGATAGGCACAGAGCGTCCCCGCCGACTGCTTGAGTTGGTTGGCGAGCCACGCGGAACCGGAGCGGAGAAGGTCGGCCATTTGTTTCCTTCAAGAAAAGCCACCGCCGCAACGCCCCGGCGGCGCGCTGGAGGTGATAGCGCACCTGCCGGGGGTTGCGGTGTGGACTCTAATGCTCAACCGATGTTGATGAGCACCTGGACGCTCGCGTCGGCAGACGCAGCCGCCTTCGCAGCCTTGCCAGCACGCTTGTTGTTGGTCGCGGTCGTCGTGATGTTGCCGGCCGTGGCGTCCCAGTAAACGAGAGCACCCTGACCGATCGCACCCGTCGCCTTCGGCATCGACCAGACGCCTTCGACAGAAACCGCACCGAGAGCGTTGGCAGCGATGGCACGGGGAGCCACGCACACCAGGTCGTTGAGCACGACCACGGCACCAGCCGCAACAGCGGAGGTCGGCGTGTGGTCGATCAGGCAGTCGCCTTGAACGTAATCAGCCATTTGGATCACCTGCTTTCTGAGGAATGGGTTGGGTTGAATCATGCCGCCGGGCGGGAGGTGGCCCCCGCCCGGCGGTCACGGTTTGTGAGACTAGGTCGCGTCGCCCTTCACGGAGGCGAGGTATTCGGCCTTGGCGACGCCAAAGTCGAAGTAGCCACGCATCTGCACGCCGAGCGTGTTGAAGTCGGCTTCCGCCGTCTCCACCACCGGGCTCTGCACGCCGTTCAAGAACGCCACTTCCATCGCCGGAAGGTCGGCCGGGTTGGCGACGAGGTAGTAGTCCTCGGCACTCGTCAGGTACGAGGTCGAGACGACCTGGTAGCGACCGGCGAGCACGTTCACGTTGGGACCAGCGGACGAACCGCCGACGAGCAGGGCCGAGCCCATGATCTCGGCAGCAGCGATCTCAAGGTCCGCCGGCACGAGCAGGACGCGGGGATCGACCGCGACCGGGTTGCCATCGGGATCCTTGAGCTTGCGGAACCGGGTCGCGAGCTTCTTCAGGTTGGCGAGCGAGAGCGCGCCAGCCGTCGACTCCAGGTTGCCACGGCCCGAGGTGTACCACGAGCCATGCCCAGCCTGGAACTCCTGCCAGAAAGCGTCGTTTAGGGCAAGAGCGCCACCCCTGCCAATGCGTTGAGGCACGGCCGTCAGAGCCCCGAGATCATCGTTGATGAGGTCGGTGCGTGTCACGGAGGACATAACGGCGTAGGTGTCCGCACTGATCGTCCGAGACTCATCGCTCACGGCGGCGTTCTTGATTTCGCCACCGTTGGCGACCTTCTCGAACTTCATGCCGCCGTTGAGCCGGTAGCTGGTCATCGTCTTGAAGTCGTTGACCGAACGCACCGAAGAGACCGAACGCCACGAGCTCTCGACGCCGTTGAAACCGGCGAGGAGGAACTTGTTGACGGTCGACGACAGGATGCCGGCGATCGAGTGGGTCGCCCACGCGGCCTGCATGATGGGACGCAGCGTCGAGGCGGTCAGGCGGCGCGGGCCGTCGTAACCGTTGGCCTCGGCCGCAGCGACCAGCACTTCGCCGAGGCTCGTCGACCGCTGCACCTTGGCAGCCGCTTCGAGGGTCTTGGCGTCGTAGAACTTCTCGATCTGCGGCAGGCCGCCCTGGAGGGCGAACGACGCTTCGATCACGGCCGCCTGGTTCTCAGGAGCCTTGGAGACGTGAACGGCCGGAGCCGCCGGGCGCTCGTCGCGGGTAGCGGTGAGCTTTTCCATGTTGGAAACCTTCTGGGTAAGGGCTTCGATCTGGGCCTTGAGCTCGTCGCTCGAACCGGCTTCGACCTTGGGGGCTTCCACGGCGACGCTCGCCGGGGCTTCCACCGCAGCAGCCACGACGGGCTCCTCGATGGGCGTTTCGCTGGCGTCGTGCGCCATAG